GAGTATATCATTAAGAACAATCCTAAAATGGGGCGTGCTAATGGTATGCTAACACTACAAGGCTTTGGAGAACGTAAGATGATGTTTTCAGCACTTGTAAAACGTATTAGTATAATGAACAAGCACGTGGTATTCGTCGCTCACAGGGAAACAAAAACAGAGGGCGACGATACACGTTACATTCCTCTATTCGGAGGCACAAACTATGACAACCTCGTGACAGAGTTAGACCTTGTAGGGTATGTAGAAGCGCAAGGGCGTGAGCGTACTATTACCTTTGACCCCACTTCACGCAATGACGGCAAGAACTCGTGCAATTTGCCTCCGCTCTTTAAGATACCTACTATCATCGATGAGCAGGGCAACCCTACCGCTCCTAATGACTTTTTCACAACGCACGTAATTGAGGCGTACAACGCACGATTGGAACAACACCGTAAGGCTAATGAAGCGTATCAAAAGCTCATTAAAGAGATTGACGACAATATAGCGGTTATTACCGATATAGACAGCCTTAACGAAACCGCTCAACGAATACAGGAGTGGCAACATATCGGCAACTCTAAGATAGTAGCGGGGCGCAAACTCAATGAGAAAGCGGCGACTTTGAAAGCAAAATTCAACAAAGAAAGCAAGAAATATGAAGCGGTATAACATATATCCTACGTTGTTGGATAGTTTTACCAACTATCTTAATTCATCAGTAACCTATCAGCAGTTTTGGGGCTCATCAGAAGCCCCAACGCTGACAGAGGAAGAGTACGAGCGTCAAGCCTTTCAAGAACTCTTAAATCGCATTAATAGAGTGCCTTTTGAGAGCGAAGCCGCTGACAAGGGTACAGCATTCAATGAGGTGATAGATTGCATAGTTGAGGGGCGCAAGAGTACTAAGATAGATATTCACAGCGAGGGCGAGGTAATAATGGCAATAATCAATGGCAGGCAGTTCGCTTTTTCAAAGGAACTTGCTAAGAGTATAGCAACTCCTTTGAAAGAGGAAAATGCGCTTACTCAATACCGAGTAGAAGGAACTATTAGTACTCAATATGGGGAAGTCTTTTTGTATGGGTACTTAGACTACTTACTGCCATTCAAGATTGTCGATTTAAAGACAACAGGCAAGTACAACGCTTTCAAGTACCGCAACAATTGGCAACACATAGTATATCCTTACTGCCTAAACCAGCAAGGTATTGAGATAACCAATTTTGAGTATTTAGTCACAGATTTTAAGAGTGTGTATAAGGAGGTTTACGCTTATATGCCTAAGTTGGATACGCCACGATTAAAGGAAGTGTGCGAGCAGTTCATTGAGTTTTTGGAGAGCAACCGAGAACTCATTACTGACAAAAAGATTTTTAATGAACAAAACTCATAAAAGTAGAAGTTTTTATAAGTAAAATTAAAGAAAAATGAAAACAATATTTAAAGTAGGAATGAAGGTCTATGACCAAGTTTGCTTTCCTAATAAAGAGGGAGTTATAGTAGGTATAGATGAAGAGTGGGCAAAATTAAACTACCCTTGTCTTAAAGTAAAATTTCAAGATGAAACACAAGAATTTAGTTATACTAATGAAGGTTGTTTGTGTGATAATTATTATTGGATTCCTACTCTTTCAACTTCACCCTACACTTTACAAGGCTTTGAACAAAAAGAGCCAGCAAAAACTTACGAAGAGGCTTTAAAATGGTGTATAGGAAACCTTAAAGATTATAGAGAGTGTGTTTGCACTGAATATGTTAATGAAAAACAGGAAAATGCTCTTGAAGCATTAAGAAAACTTATAATTTTAAGGGACTATTACAATGAAGGTTGGGAGGCTAATTGGGAAGAACAAAAAAGAAAATATTGTATTCTTGTAAATAAAAAAGAAATAGATATTACAGATAATGAAACTATATCAAGAGTATTATGTTTTAAAAGTGGAGAAATCAGAGACAAATTCCTCGAAGAACAAAAAGAATTATTAGAAATAGCAAAACCTTTATTATAACTATGGAAAACAAAAACAAAATTAAAAGAATTGTAGCCGATTACGATGATGTAATGGATTTGGCTTGCGAAATTACAGATTTAGATGTGGAAGAAGTCGATGGTGACTTTAGTCTTGTTGAGGACACTCTTTTAGATGAACTTAACATTGACTTTGATTCATTCCACGAAATAGTTAATAGACTATTACCGCTCATCGATGTAGGGGAGTATCCTTTAACCAAGAAACGTTTCAAAGGATTTTCTAAGATTGAAGACGGTATGGGGTGTTGGATTGTAAGAACTGAATTTTAAACTAAAAAACACTATGGAAATACAAGGACGAATTAAAGTAATATTTGCCCCCGAATCAGTAGGGCAAAATGGATTTCAGAAGCGTGATTTAGTTATCACCACAGAAGAGCAATACCCTAATGATATTATCATTCAGTTCACACAGAGTAAGTGCGCTTTATTGGATAACTTACAAGTAGGGCAAATGGTTAAGATACATTTTAACCTGCAAGGGCGAGAATGGACAAGCCCGCAAGGTGAGGTTAAGTACTTCAATACAGTTGTGGGTTGGAAAATTGAACTCATTCAAACCACGAATGTAGCGCAACATACACAACAGTACCAGCAAGCCTCACAAGGTTATCCACAACAACCTCAATATGCTCCACCTCAACAAGCGCAAGCACACCCACCACAACAAGGGCAACCACAATATCAGCAGGGGCAAATGTTTAACAATATGGGACAAGTACCCGCACAAGAAGATGACGGAATGCCGTTTTAAGGCAAACAAAAAAGCAAGTATCAATCGGGATAGTAGCAGGTTCGATTCCTGCCTTGCTTTCAAAATAAAGACAAAATGGAAGCACTAAAAAAAGAGGCTAAAGATATTCAAAATTACTTAGAGATTACTTGCTCAGATAACCCAGAGGAAATGGTGGAACGCATTAAAGAGTTGTCGGTATATATGGCTCGTAGTGGAGAAATGCTTGCAAAGGCAAAGTATTTATACAACCAACGCACAACGGCTGAGATTACAAAGACCATTATAGCTATAGCAAAGGAGCAATACCTATCGGCAACGGCTCAAAACGCCTTAGTTAAGGGCATCGCTCAAGAGGAGCAGTTTCTTGTAGATTGGTTGGAGCGTATTAACCGCTCTTGTACGCATCAGATAGAAGCCCTTAGAAGTCTTTTGAGTTATGAGAAGGAAAATTTAAGGATAACAAAAACGGGGTATTAAGAAAGTAAAAAATATTTAACTATGTATGAAATAACAAACACAAACTATCAACCTATGCAAGAGTTGATTAAAATCACCGAACAAAATGGCAATAAAGCAGTATCAGCAAGAGAATTACACAAATTCTTAGAAATTACTGAAAGATTTAGTAATTGGTTTGAAAGAATGTTGCAGTATGGGTTTGCTGAAAACCACGATTTTACAAGTGTTAAAAGTTTTACGCTTGTGAATAATGGTGCGCAAAGAGAGTTAGAAGACTACGCTCTCTCCCTTGACTGCGCCAAAGAAATTTCAATGTTGCAACGTTCTGAAAGGGGTAAAATAGCACGTCAATATTTTATTGAGTGTGAAAAGCAACTAAGGGCAAAAGAACAAGCGCACCAACAAATTCCCCAATCATTTTCAGAAGCATTGCGATTAGCCGCCGAACAAGCCGAGAAGATAGAAGAACAACAAAAGCAACTGCAAGCACAAGCCCCTAAGGTATTGTTCGCTGAAACTGTTATAGGCTCTCAATCGTCCTGCCTTATTGGTGAACTTGCTAAACTTATCACTCAAAAAGGCTATGAGATAGGAGAAAAGAGGCTTTTCAAGTGGTTAAGAGAAAATCACTACTTAGGCACAAGAGGTGAGTACTACAATATCCCTAACCAACAATACATTGAGCAAGGACTTTTTGAATTAAAGAAAGGCACACGCTCAGGAAATGGCGGAGTAATGCACACCACAATTACGCCTAAGGTAACGGGGAAGGGGCAAGTTTATTTTGTTAATAAGTTCCTT